GGACGGGGATTTGATACTCCAGGACCAGCATAAGTATTACCCACTACTATAAACTTACTACCATTCCAAGAAACCGAATGTGATGTTGGTGATGCTCCACTTGTTGCGAATATTGTATTACCATTTGTAGATGCCGACCAAGTTAAACCATCGTTGGAATAACCTAAAACATTTGTTCCACTTCCACCAGCAACAAATCTACTTCCATTCCAAGCAACACAATCAACACTACTACTGAATATACTACTACCATTTGTAGATGCCGACCAAGTTATACCATCGTTGGAAACTGCTATTCTATCCCCGCCTATACCGACAGCAACCCATAATGAACCATTCCAAGCAACATCTCTACCTTGTGATGTGATAAATGAATTACCATTTGTAGATGCCGACCAAGTTATACCATCGTTGGAATAACCTAATCTATTTGTTCCATAACCGCCAGCAACAAATCTACTACCATTCCAAGCAATACCATAAACACCAGAAGTGAATATTGTATTACCATTTGACGAATTAGTCCAAGTTAAACCATCGGTAGAATATGCTAATTTATTTGTTCCCTGACTTGAACCAGCGACCCATAATGAACCATTCCAAGCAATAGCATTTACAAAATTATTAAATATTGAATTACCATTTGTAGATGCCGACCAAGTTAAACCATCGTTGGAATAACCTAAAACATTTGTTCCAACACCGCCAGCAACAAATCTACTACCATTCCAACCAAGACCAAAAACTCCAGTCCCGAATATTGAATTACCATTTGTAGATGCCGACCAAGTTATACCATCGTTGGAATAACCTAATTTATTTGTCGTTTCACCGCCAGCAACAAATATAGGTATTTGTGTTGAACTTGGCGTAATTGTCGGGGTCGGCGTAGTCGTTTGTGTGTTCGTTGGTGTGATTGAAGGGGTAATGGAAGGCGTTGGCGTTGGTGTCCCTGTATTCGTTGGGGTAATGGAAGGCGTTGGCGTTAAAGTGGAAGTCGGTGTCTGCGTAGGTGTCCCTGTGTTCGTTGGGGTAATGGAAGGCGTTGGCGTTAAAGTGGAAGTCGGTGTCTGCGTAGGTGTCCCCGTATTTGTTGGGGTAATTGAAGGTGTAGGTGTTAAAGTGGAAGTAGCCGTAATTGAAGGCGTAGGTGTTAAAGTGGAAGTCGGCGTCTGCGTAGGTGTTCCCGTATTTGTAGGTGTGATTGAAGGGGTAATGGAAGGGGTGATAGAAGGCGTCGGCGTTGGTGATGCCGTGTTTGATGGCGTCGGTGTTATACCATCACCATTCTTATAGTAGATTTTATTAGGCTCAAAGTTCGCAGTATTACCTGTATAAAACTCGTTTTCAACAGGAACGAATATAAACGCCAAACTATTTAACAACTTTTCACCTGAAGGATTTAATGATGTTGAATTAGGTGGCATTTCATAAATCCCTAACCAGTATTGGTTTTCATTTACAAGGTGTAAATTACAATCAGTTCCCGCACTATAAATATAGTTTTCAGGTTGGTTCTTAAATGTGTTAAATGTGAATACATCATAACGACCAGTATAAGCACTTGGGTAAGTAGATGTGCTGTTTTCAGGGTAGAAACTTACGATGTTTCTACCTTGAGCGTTCTGTAATCTCCACAGGTATTTTGGATTGGCACCAAAGTTCCCCGTCTTGTATTGGGATACATTTACGAAGATGTTATTGACTGCGTTTTGTTCTATGTATATCATATTTTAATATGTGTTTCTTCCTAATGCGGTTTGGAATGCGTTGATTATACTTGATAATGTAGTCATTTCACCTGAACTAAATTGTCTTCCAAAATGAGCGAATATTATATTTGATGGATTACCAATACCAAGATTTCCATTACTATTACCTATGTAATGTGTTTTGTTTGTGAAATCTGGTATTTGTGTATTATTAACAACTAACACACCATCTTTAGTTCCCAAAACATCTGTTCCTGTTGATGTTGCGATAAAGTATCCAATACCTGCTGCTGAAGGTTGATTATATGAACGATACGATGATGCAGCCGATTTAACATTTGATATAAATTGAACGCTACTAAATGATGTATAAATACCAACCTCAATAGTTCCTGCTGTTGTATTTGTTGAACCTATATCTTGAACTCCTTTATTGCTTAATGTTGTTGTATAAATTGATACAGATTGGTCTGCAGCTGTTGGAACAACTAAAGATGCGTCATAATAAGTTTCTGCGTATGTTCCTGGACCACCATTATTTATCATACCAGATGCGTTATGCGTCCAAACACCATTAAAAGTCAATCTAAATGCGGCATCAGTATCTAATGGATTTATAGCATTAAACTTGTGTGATGCTGCCGTGCCACCTAGAACTGGATACATAGCGTCTATTCTTGTATAAAGTCCATTTGACTTTAACGCCAAGAACATATTATTTGTTGCCGCAGACATCGGTGATGAAACAGCACCACCCGCAGCAACAACGGCAGATAAGTAAGCAGCGGCATCAGGGTCAAATCCCGCTGGCGTTTGACTTGGGGTATTCGTTGGTGTTGGTGTCGCAGTTGAAGTTCTTGTCGGTGTAGGCGTTTTTGTATTAGTAGGTGTGTTGGTAATCGTTGGTGTGATTGAAGGGGTAATAGAAGGCGTCGGCGTTGGTGTAGTAGTGTTGGTAGGCGTAGGCGTTGGCGTAGGTGGAATTGGACTTGGTGATGGGTCAGGAAATAAAATTGGTGGGATTTGTCCCCCGTAATTATACACTTGTTCGCCTTGGAAGTATTGGGTAAGTAATGATTTAACCTTCATTTTGTATTTGTTGATGAACCTGTTTGATTAGGTCATTCACATTCGTATCACCACATTTACCCATATTAAATAACTTGGTAAATATTAGGTCATCATTCCTGTAGAATAGAACCTTTATTGTAATTATTTCACTATGTAAATCAAGTCGCAAGTTTGTTAAAATATATCGTGTTATTGGGACATAAGTGTTGTCCTTTCTAACCCTAATATCTTTGATTACTTCCAACATAATTGGCTTAAAAAAATGGGGGTTTTTACCCCCCATTAAAAAGTATTTTTTTAATTAGTTGTTGTAGTATAAACCGAAACCTGAACCTGCTACGAAAGCAGACAAGGTAGTAGATACTAACATTTCAGGAACGCTGATTGAACTTTGTGAAGTTAAACCGATTGAATACAACTGGTCGTCCCCTGGTAATGAACCAGAAACAATACCTGCTGTTTCAACATACATTCCACCACCACCATTTACATCAGCACCCGCCAAGAAAAACTTACCTGTCTTCAACTTTACGATGAAGTAAGATTGTGTGTTCTTTACGATTTGTTGGTAAAGGTTTGTGTTTTCCTGTGAATAACCAGGAATTGTGAATAAAAGTTTAGTAAGGAATGTGAAACCTAGTGATGGTAAGTTGATTGATGTTTCTTCATTCAACGCAGCACTACTATTTCTAACTAAATCTATTTGTTGGAAAGTTAAACCTGTAGTAGCAGCTGAAAATGATGTGATATACCCATCAGGGTCGTAAGTGATTGAAGCGAATTGTGCGTCTGTAGAAGTTCCTGTAGATGTTAAAACGAATAATTCGTCAATACCAGGAACATTATTTACACAACTAGCAAGTGCTAATCCGCTTGTGATAATACAATTAGAAGCCATAATTTTATGTTATTATATTTTTTGTTATTTTTTTATCTTCCTTATTTGGTTTATAGCCCCGTAGGACTATAAACCATTAGGAATGTGATTATTTAATTATTTTGCGAAAACTACCTGTGAAGGAATACCTACAGCAGAACCAATCTTCATAGCCAACTTTAATCTTGTTTGTTGGAAATCCAAAGAATACCAAGAAATAGGTGAAGAAATGTCGCTCAACAAGTCAGTTCCCATCATCAAGTTTTCAGCGTTAGTCAAAACCATATAACCAGCAGCGATTTCACAAGAAATAGCGATTACATTTGTGAATGGGATTTGGATTGCCATTTGTCCGTTCGCCAAAGTAATTGGGTTAAAGTTGAATAAGTTTTGGTTTCTTAAAGCCAACTGAAGTGCTTGGAAATCGTTGTGGTTCAACGCCATAATAGTATTGATGACTTTTAACGGAGCAGGAAGTGCCAATATGTAGGCATCTGCTACGGAAACCGCATTATTTATAGTCATCGCAGTATATGTTTTGTTGATTGTTTCTGCTGTGAAAGGTGCGCTTTCCAACTGCTCTATCACACCAGAACAACCATCAGTAGCCGTTTCAGCGTTCCAAAACTTTCTTGAAGCATAAACCGATGCTTTCTTCGCAATATCATTCATAAACGCTTCTTCAACTGAAGGAGCCAAGTTAGGTGGGTAAGAACCTGGTGATAATCTAATAGACATAATTGTTCTATTCAATTCATCATCACACCAGTTCTTTTGTATGTTGTATTGGCATACCTTTAATTCTCTTTCAGTCAATTCAATCGTTCCGCCTGTGAAGGAACAAGAATTACCTGGAAAAGCGATGTCGTCAATCGCACCTGTTTCATATACAGGGATTAGTTCGCCAAACTTTATGTTAGGGACAACTTTGTAAGTAGAACTTTCAATAGTGTCTATAACGATTTTTGATAAAAGCAAATCTGCGTTTGCGTTCAAGTAATCTACCATTCCAGTAGTATCAAAATCAAAATTGAAGTTTTTAAGATTTTTCATAATTATTGTTTTTTAATTTTTTGTTTTTTTTTATTTGTTTAATTTCATCTTTTTCAAGATTTCATACCTGCTGTCGCTTGAAAAAGCGTTAGACATCAAAGTATCCTCTTTTAAGGGAGCGTGTTTTGCTTCATTCTTGAAGGCTTGTAAATCTGCTTTCAAGTCAGCAATTTCTTTAGTGTTTGCTTCAAACGCAAACAATACATCGTGTATCGCTTGTTTTAATGCGTCTAATTGTGTGCTTTCCATTTTTTCTTTTTCAGCATCAACAATAACCACACCTTCGTCTTCTACTTCGTCTTCCATAGCGTCTTTGATTTCAACCAACTTTCCTTCTTCATCTGTGATAAAGATTTTCATTCCGTCAGCCAATCTGTGCGTTCCAGAACCTACTTGTGTAAATGTTCCGTCTTCGTTTTTAACACTAATAGTATCACCCAATACAAACTCCCCTTCAGTTGAATTGGTGATGATTACGCCACCATCTAATTCTACTTCAGCGAAGGAATGGGAAACACTTGAAAACTTAAAGCCAACTAGGTCAGCGACTTTTTGTAATAATTCAATATTTTTCATAGTTTATTTTTTTTTTATTGTTTATGATAAATATATGACTTAAATGTTTAAGACATAGATTTATCCATTTCTTTTAATAGTGCTTCTAATTTCATAACAAGTTGTGCTGCGTTGTAGTCCATAGCCTCTTGGCTATTTTCTTCAACACACTTGTATTCACTTCTATCACCTATCTTAAAACCAATAGCAGTATAA